GCAAGCGCGCCTTTTAAATGCGCTTGCGACGACGCTGAATCTAGTGCTTCATTAACTGCGGCAGCGGTTTGATGAGCCACCTTAGCCTCTTCCAACAACGCCGCTATGTTGCCTTTGTGTGCGTCTCTCAACCGCACTGAGATGTCATAAACTTCTTCCCGTGACTTGACTAAGTCGTCGTCACTCATGCTCATGCGCTGGATTTGGTTGGTCATACCATCCAGCGAAGTGGTGATCATATCCAGCAAACCAGACTTCTCAGCAAACTTACCAAGCGCCTGTTGCGCATTATCCATTGCCGTGCTGAACTTGCCGCTTACCGTCTCCGATAGGTTCTCCATGGCACCATTGGCAAAGCCGCCTTCAGCAGCCATGTTTGCCAATGCCTGGTTGTACTGCTCCACCGATACCGAGCCGGCACCAAACTCCATGTTGGCGTCGCCGGTAATCTTTTTAAGCTCTGCAAAAATTGGAATGCTTCGGTCTGACAGTTGGTTGAGGTTTTCTAGCTCAACCTTGCCTTTGGCTTGCACTTTGGCAAAGGCTGCGGATATGTCACTGATACTGTTGCCCGATGCTGCAGCTATATCGCCAAGCATGCGCAACTTGTCGTTGACGTCTTTTACGCCTACGCCGACCGCAAGCAAGTTCCTTCCGCTTCTTGCTACTTCTTCAAGTCGAAACGGAGTAGAGGCCGTGAACTTGTTGAGCTTGTCGACCATCTTGGCCGCACCTTCAGCGCTGCCCATAATCGACCTAAAGCCAACCTCTAACGTCTGCAGCTCTGCACCTGACTTGACGATAGCAGTTAGGCCAGCTCCTAATGCGGCACCAATTGCAAGCGCGGCGTTCTTCGCTAGTCCTGCAATCTCACCAAAGTTCCTTTTAAAGTTTGACTTCGTGCGCCGTAGGTCTGCGTTCAGCTTCGTCAGGCCTCGCTTACTCAGGCCAATGGTGACTTTTAGATCCTTAAGTTTTGCCATTACTAATACTGTTCAGCGCGTTCTTCAGCAGCTTGTTAGTGCCTTTCTTCTTAGGCTTCTTCTCCCATGGGAAGATACAAAGGTCGTGAGGCTTAACCTGCTGGCCTTTCTTACTGTGTGGAGCTAGAGCCAGCGCCGCCGACCACCGAGCGCGCTCCCAATCTTGCTGCTGCCTGGCTTCTTCCTGTTGGTTCATGCCTTGCGCCGCCCACATAAACTCCTCAAACGTCATGTCATAAAACACAGAAGGACTGAACCGCAATTGGCCCAGTCCTATCTGCATACAGTGATCAAACGTTAGCGGCTTGCCTTCGCTTTTTTTTGATTACCGCCGCCACCCAATAGAGCGACAAGCGCGGTAGTCATGGCGTCCATGTCAGCCATGTCAATGAGTCCAAGGAAGTCGTCCAGGTCATAGTCGAATGGTACGCCGGCAAACTTCGCACCGCTTTGGGCCAAGTAGTATACCAGTGTGCCAATCTGTATGGCGTCCTCCTCAAGCTGTCCGATGTCAATACCGCTCTCACGCTTGGCGTTAGCCAGCGCGCGCATGTCACATCGTAAAGTAAACTCCTTCCCGGAAAGTGTGACTTTCATTAAGCGGTATGTTGGTCGATTCCGCCCGTGATTTCAAACGTGGCTGAATAGGTGACGTTGTCTTCCGTTCCGCCGCTAACCTCTAAACTTGAGCAATAGCCAGAGCATGTGTAGTGGTAGTCATTTGTGCTGTCCAAACCAAAGACAATGGTTTGTACTGTTTGAGAATTGAGCGCAGTAAACAGAGTGCCACCCGCACCACCCGTGCCTTGATCGTCTACAAGTCCGCTCACGCTGATACTACCGGAGCGCAAACCAGGCAACAGCTCACGCATTCCGCTGCTGTCTTTGGTTGTGATGTCGATCATATCCATGTTGAAGGAAATGCTTCCTTCTGTTTGATCTGGCAAGTCCGTGCCGCCAAGAGCCAGGAGCCATACGGTACCGTTAATGATAGCCATTACTTCTTTTCTTTTGTGTTGTTTGCGATGATGGCATTGAGCAACAGGTCGAAGTACGTAAACACGCGATCATCTTTGACCGACGGCGTTAGGTTCACGACGACTTTGGCGAACACCATGAGAGCGAGCAGCAGCTCTGCCCAGTTTGCTGCAATAAAATCCATGTCCTCAAGTTACAATTCCGCGCCGAACCATCCGGCCTCTTGTGCTTGTTCTTGTGTCAATACCTCGCTGTCCGTTGGCATAAGGTATTGGAACAGCACAACCTCGCTGGTGGCTATGTAATACGTCATCGCGCTGCGCTCCTCGGTGGTAAGCTGTGGGAACAGTGCCACCAATGCATTGAGGTCGCGTTCCGGGTGGACGGCAATAGCCAACTCCGTGTCACCGACGCAAGCCCACTCGCCTGTGTCGGGGTGCTCGATGGTAGCCAGCAGCATCGTCGTCGTGCGCCCAGGTTCGTGGAGGTGCTTCGGCAGCTTCAGGTTGTACAGTTCGCGGCTAATGCCTTTGGCGCGTTGCTCGCTGGTGAGGTTCAAGCGCGCGGTTACGGGGAGGTATACGGTCATGGCGTGTAGATAGTGAAGTAAGTATTAACGTCGGATTGTATCCCGCTTAAATTGGTCGCCTGATCGCTTTCATAAATTATTACTTCCTGCCTTGTACCTACCCAACTACGAGAAAAAACGCGGTCTTTGCTTATCGTTTGTATAGTGGCGTCGTTGGTGGTATTAATTATGTCGACTGTTTTCTGTCCTGTTGTTCGTGTCGTTGTCGTTAAATCAACGGTGGAACCGTTTAGATAGTGATCACCGTTTATAATTGACGATAAAGCATACGCAGAAGACAACCATTTACCACTAGTTCCGGCATGATAGTCCGGCTGCAAAGAACTATGGCCAAAAAGCATACAGGTAAAGCTGCCAGACGTATCGGTTGGAGCTAATACGTTAAAAACAGATTGGACCGAAGTTAGTGTAGTGGTTAACGTCAACGTAGTTGATCCGGTTGATAGAATAGCCGGCTTGTTGTTCTCAGTAATTACCGCCGTGCCGTTGTATATCTGCGGTTGTGCGCTTGCCGTGGCTTGCGTGGCGTTGTTGCTGTTGCCGCTCATATCATACCAGACGCTTACGAAACCGTTTGAAGCACCGCAATGCGTGGCAATGGCAGACTGGTCCACGCCACCACTACCGTCGAAGCCAATATCAGCCTCAGCGTCATCACTAGCGCGCCGCACCTTCATACAATAGCCAGTGTAGTCCTTGTCCAGCTTGCGCACTGAGTACGCCGCCGCTGCGCCTGTGTAGGTGTCTAGAAGTAAGTCAGTAGCCGCCGCCGTAGTAGTGCGCACCATCTTCAGCGACAGCGGCAACGTGCCGCGCGTCTCAGCGGTGGCGTCGGTGTCGTTAAGTCCAGCAAGCAGCGCCGCCTTAGCTGTGGCAAAGGTCGCGTTGTCAGCTGGTTGCGTGGTGTACTCGGTCCAGTCGCCAGCGGTGTCGGGGTCGGCGTCAAACTTGGTCGCGTAGTACAGCGTGCGGTTGATGGTGTCGGTAACGCCTGTGTCACTCGTTGCGCTCTCGGCTATCCCGTCACCGTCAGGTCGTGCGGTGTAGTACAGCTCCACGTTGGCTGTCGCGCCGCTGCGTGCCGTCTCTGCTTCGGTTGCATAGCGATTGTGATAGTGCGTCTTCGTCGCGTACCTGGTATCAAAGCGCGCGTCGGTGTAATACAGGTTAGTGTTCTCCGGCACCAGCTCCGTAGTCAACACTACGTTGCCACTGTCCGGCGCTTCATCGTTGACGAACCTAACGTAGTCGGTAAGGTCGGGGATGGTCGGTTGGTTGGCGAACTCGTAGCCAGTGCGACCGCTATTGACGGCAAGCACTTGGCCAGCGGTACCGATGCCGGCAGGCGTGTCAGCTAGGTTGTCCACCGTTGCAAGTGCTATCCTAGCATCAGCGCGCGCGTCAGTAAAGTACAGGTTGGTACTCTCGGTGACGTCGGAAGTTGCTAAGTTGATGTCACCGTCACGGTCCGGCGTGATGCTGTTGATGCTACGCACAAAGTCGTATGGCGTGCCGTCGCTGTTGCTGAATGCTGCCGACAGTCGTGCCGCGCGCTCGGTGGCGTCGCTGGCTAAGCTGGTGCCAAACGTTGCCAAGAACACGATAAGGTCGGCAGAACCTACAATGCCGTCTTGGTCGAAGTCGCCAATTAAGCCGTTGGCGAAGTCGCTACTGGTCACGCCGCTATCGTCGGCAAGCTGCACAGCTATCTGTTCCAGTATGCCGGTAGTGTCTAGCGTGTCCAGCGTCAGGTTTAGTGTGGCCTCGTCGCCGTCAAAAGCCAGTGTGCCGTTAGGTACTATGATTGTGCTGGCGGTGTCGCTTGGTGTGCCGTCAACCTCCTTGACTGTCAGCGAGCCGCCGCCGCTGGTGATCGTGGCGGTGTTGCCGTCAATAGTTACCGTGCCGTTGCTAAACACCAACTTGTTGGCCAAACCCGTTGGGCTGCCGTCGACCTCCTCAATCGTGATGCTGTTGGCTGGAGACAGTGAGTACGTCACCGCCTGCCCGGTGCGCTGGATGCGCACGTCATACGTTTGCTCTAAGACATAGACCCGTTGGTCCGGGTCAAACTGTACGTCGGCAGTGTCGAAGTCTACCGACTGCACCTGAACGGCGTTGATCGTTCCGCTTTGCCTATCGAGTGCGTCACGTACAGCAATGCCCAAAGACATAGCCTGTTCGTAATCGTCTGACACGCAGTACAGTTCCACACGCGAGGTGTCCAGCTTTGACGTGGCGTTCTTGGTTCCGCTCGGTGTGGTGTCCGTTACGGTGTACACCACGAACGGCGTGTCAACGTCTTGCTGTGCTAACTCCGGGTATATGCGGTCCGCACAGATAGCACCTACGTCGGCGCTGTCTTTCAATAGCTTGTATATCGCTTTGCCTGTTTCCATTACAGCTTGAATTTGTTAAACACCTGGCGATACTTGATAATCATAAGGCGTTCCATAGCTGGACGCAAGCGTGCCAGCGCTGGAGCAATCTTGTTGTAGTTGCTGCTATTGATAGACTTGTTGCGTCCGCCAATATGCCCGTCGTCTACGATACCTGCAAACCAACCGTCATTCCTTTCGGCGCCTCCTCTTCGTGGTCCTACAAATACATTGATTCGGCTGCCGCGACTATTGCGCACACCGATTGATCGCCGCAACGTACCGCTTGGTATAGTCATTCTAACCTTGCCTTCGCCTTTCTTGGCTCTGCCTGGTCCGGGTGTGCCTTCGTAAACCTTGAAGTCTTTACCGCTGCGCGGAATTTGTGGCTTGATTCTTCGCGACGCCATGCGCCCAATGTCGCGGTTGCTCTTACGCAACTCCTTGGCCATGACCTTCGGAAATTCACCGATGCGCCCGACCTGCTTGATGAGATCGTCCAGACCTTCGACCTTACCTACCATCGGTGCCTTTCTCTTTGCAGAAGATGCGCAACCCATCGCGGCGCCCAATCTCCTCGAAACCTAAGATGTCATAATCGCGAGACTCAAACACGATGGTGTCGTCTTGTGAGATGCTCAAGCCGCTGACGTCGTCGGTAGGATTAGGATGACGCACCACGAACGTAAGGCTACGTTGCGGGAAGATTTGGTAAGCCTTCATGCTCTCGCCAGCGCTGCCGGCGTAGATGACTTCCGCCCACATGTTGGTATCGACCGTCGCGCTGACTGTCGGTTGCCCGTAGTCGTCCTGTGTCAGCGTCTCCGTGCGGTGCGTGATGTACCTGTCTCGTCGTCCTGCGTTCTTCATGGCTGGTAGATAATGCGGAACGGATTCAGCAACGCCTCAAGCCCAAACTTTAGGCGTGTGGTGATCGTGCCGGTAACCTCCTCTTGACGGTTCTCGTACATGTGAGCTACCAACAACCTGATGGCCTGCAGCACTGGCGTAGGCATAACAGTATAGCCAGCGGTAAACGTAACGACCACCGGGTTGAGTGCGTACTCGTAGGTGTGCGGATAGTCACGGAACGCAATGCGCGCCGGCTGGCTGATGGTGTCGGTATACCAGTTGCTCGCGTTGAGTGTCGTGAGGTTGGTATCGTAGTCGGTGTTCTCCGTCGTCTGGTACTTGACCTCCGTGAACGCCGTCACCGGACCTATAGGCACATAGCTATTGTAAAAGCCTGGTAGGTA